GTAACCACAACACGTTCTAACGCAACTTATCGGGTATAATTATGCTTGATGCTTCTGCCACTTTCATGACAAGACGGTGAGAGTGATGGTTTTTATGTAGTCCAAATATAGTTTGATTGTTCTCATGTACTTCCATTTTTTTAATCTCTCGTAGTTGACCATTTACTTCAACATATATAACAGCGTCACTAATGGCATTTCCTTGACCAGACGCAGATTTATCTCTAGCTGTAAATGATTCTAAAAATTGTTGTAGGTCTCTTACTCTCATTTGTTTTTTTCTTCAACAAGTTTCTCAATTTCTTGACTTAAATTTTGTATATACTTTTCTTGTTCTACAAGTTTAGCACTCAGCTCTTCAATAACTTTTTTGTAACCATCGGCTAAATTTTTTGTTCTAACCCACTCAGATTCTTTCTGTTTATATTCCCAAATCTCTTTTTTGTGTTCTTCAATTAATAATGCTATTTCTTCTGTAGTTCTGTGTACTTTCATAGTATTGACTTTATAGGATAGTTACCTTAAAAAGTCAACATGGGAGTTCCAAAAAGATTAACAGAAATGCAAAAAAGGTTTTGCCAATACCTTGTGTTTGGGGGACCAGAAGGTCCTGTAAACAAAATGGAAGCAGCAGAGCTGGCTGGGTACTCAGTTAAACGAGCACGTCAAGAAGGATCAGAATTAACTAATCCTAGACTGTCACCATTGGTTGTCAAATACAAAGATGAATTAGAACAAGAGAGAGATTTAAAATTTGGTGTGACTTACGAAAACCACATCGCAGAATTAGCAAGAATTAAAAATCTGGCCTTGAAAAAGAATTCTTTTTCTGCCGCTGTAAACGCTGAAACAAATCGTGGAAAGGCAGGAGGACTATACATAGACAGAAAAATAATAAAACATGGCAAACTAGAAGATATGACAGAAGAGCAACTAGAAATGAAGATGGCACAGATCGAAGAAGATTACGCAAGTTTATTAACCGATGATGGTGTCATTGACGTTAGTGAATCCGAGTTATCTTCTTCACACAAGAAGTTGGAAAAACCGAACGCTCAGAAAACGAAATAGAGCCGTCCTCGTCAACATCATAACCCGCAAATATTCTTACAGTATCTTTGTCCTTACTAAACAGCCATCCTTCACTAACTGGTGTAGCTAACTTCATGTCTTTAAATTCTTTGACGGTACCCCAGCCACCTTCAGTGATGATGTCAATCCAATCGATACGTACACGCTTGTATGGAAACTTAACAGCCTGCTTAACCAGCTTAGGTTTGTTGTAGCTATTTATTCTTCTAGATTTTTTATTGGATTTCATATTCTGTATATGTATCTAAAAAAAATCAGTTTTTCCAGAAATTTGTATCGCGCGCGCATAGGCAAACTGAAATACTGCTTTAGGTGACAGATTATTTTGTCAGGTGACACTTTTTTTAACAACATTTTGTCTACCCTAAAGTCATATATACCAACACTTTTAGACCAAAGTGACAGAATGACATTATTTCTAGAGTAGTTTTTATTTTTTTTTTTATTTTTTTTACCATACATATACATTGTCTATAATACCACCTTATCTGCCTTATTGTTGCCATATTTACGCTCATATTCTGCCTCAATCTGTATCATAAGGTCCGTGATCCCTGTTTCGTCAAGCTTGACCACATGTTCCATGGCCCGTGCAACAAGGTCTCGTCTGTATTTTATAGCCTTATTCTTCGTCTGTACTTCGTGGATTCCCCACCTCGTCTGATCTGTCATGTTTTTTATACTCCTCTATTAATTTCTCCGATGGATGCCACACATCAACCGCTGCATGACAATTAGGACACGATAAGTTACTAACTATATCATAATCCTCATCATCTTCGGTATCGTGGTCACCACCCCATATTAACTCTGTATTACAATGCCAACAGTTCATTTTTTATCTTTATTCCTTCTACCCTTGAATCGTATTTTTGTTTATTTAAATTTCTTATTTCTATTTCGCTAGGTCCTTCCAAAACTTCTCCTGTATGTAAACAATAAACAGGTAACTTACTTCTTTGATTTTTTTTCGGATGCATTTGATTCATATAATATCTCCTTACCGTAGCTCTAAAAGGATGCCATGGCATTTTATTTAAAAAAGGATAGTAACGATTTATATATAATTTTTCATATTTTTTACGTGTTTCTTCAGATTCATCTTTCTTCCTTAATTTAATTATTAACTTACATCTTGTTGGATCTTCTATAAACTCACGAAGTTTATCTATTTCCGCTGTTTCTTTTTCATTAGGACCTAGTATTTCACCGTTTCCACAATCTTGTCCCCAATACTCACTCCAAAGATTTAATCTTTTTTGTAATTTTTTTAAAATTTCAGAAGATTTTTTACCTTTGTAATTAAGAATTCTGTTTTTTACTTATTTACTTTGTCCAATGTAAAGAACCCCATTAGGAACAAACTCTCTTTTAACATCTATAAAAACATAAATACAAGGTAAAGCTGCTTTTTGTTTTAATGCTTCTATTTGTTTTTCTAATTCAGAAACACCTATATCTATTTTATAATTTTTTAAATTAGTGTTAATTGTTTTCATTAAAATCCTCTGCTTTCATTGGTTTGGTTCTTTCTTTCTCGTCATGTATAAGTTCATTATACATATCAATTCTTTTTAATGCCTTGTGCTTCCAGGCTCGAAGGTCGGCGCCTTCTGTTTTGAATTCTTGATAATATAAGTCAGGCGTGCAGACCATGATAACTCCTTGCTCGATCTTACTGCCGTAGACGTAGTCGTGGGCCATTGCATACATGGCAATTTGTAGATAATAATCTTCGATCCATTCTTCCCTTTTCGGACGGTTAGATTGTTTGAAGTCAACAATAGTTTCTTTGTTATTGTGAAGGCATACCAAATCTGTGCTGCCTGCGTATAGACCCGGGTAATGTAGCATGACTTCAGAGCCATAATACTCTTCCACTGGCGCAAGACCAATCTCAATAATTTTGTCGGCCATGGGACGCGCCTCTTGTCCGATTGCTGTAAGATCAACACAGCCAGTGCCGAGAACATAATGTTCCAGGAATTTGTGCATGCATGTCCCCCGTGCACTAGATACATTTTTGATTCGTTCTGCTTCTTGTTCTCCAACTTTGGCCTTCCATTTCTTTAAAAATTCTGTGTTTTTGGTAGCGCCTAATATCGTAGTCACAGACGGAAGTCTAGAATTATCTATGTCATAAACCCTGGTCCCTGATCCGGGGTCCGTGAGCTGTTTTCCTTGTATGTAGTTGTATTTATTACTCTTCTTGATCATCGCGTTCTTTTTCAAAGCCTTCCATTAATTCTTCATGTAAAGTTTTTTCTTTCTTATTAAATATCTCATCAAAATTTTTTTTATATAAATTATTCGTTGGTCTTGATCGACCATCGTATTTAAACTTTTTAGATTTCATATGGTCCTTTCTTATTCACATTACGTCCTCTGTTAGTTGGTTTAAACTCCATCTTCTTACGAACAGATTCTTTAATAAAACCTCCATATTCCTTACCCGATTTAGATTTACCATAAGTAGGCACTTGACCTAAACCAAACTGAGGTTCAGTTTTCTTTTTTCGTTTATGTAACGCTTCTTCTTTTTCAAGAATCTCGCGAATCTTTATATCTTCTTTTGTTTCCATATCCGTGTTTTCTGTCTGCGTATAACTTAGTCCATGACCATGAAGTCAGTTTAGTAGACCAGTGATTTACAAACATTAAAAAATTATAAATATATTTATCAAACATTTCTTGATCCTCTTTTTTTCCAGTCTTCTAGATGTATAACATTACCTTCTTTTAAATTTTTATCTGCATAATATTCTATTACATCATGAATCTTTTCTAATTTAACATGAGACCAAGGCCAGATCAATAAACATACATAGTAAGCATCTCTAAATGTACATCTCCATTTCCATTGTGGTAGATACTTTGTACCGTTTTTTCTAAGTCCTTTGACAGTTTTAGGTCTAAGCGTACCTACACCTAGAGTTTCGTGGACCCATAACAATACAGAATAATCAGTCATGGTGATCTCCATGTTAATACGCATGGAGTTTGATAATCTGTATCCTTCACCCTTGTGTTTTTTCTTTTTTTCTATACCCCGTTTAAAATGTATGGACCCTTCACCATCAAAGAGTCCTGCGATATATGCTTTGTCAACATCTTCCATTAATGTATCGACATCCCTTCACTCTCAACATCTGAAAAATCTTCATTACCATAATCGTAGATTTCTCCTTGAGAGT